TCGCGTTGCATGAGTCAGGGACTTTACCACAAAATCGGTGAGATTCTGATAATCGCTTTCGGTATGCTCTGTGAGTATTCGTTTCCGATTATTGGCCTCAGTGTTGACCTGCCTATCGTTTCCACAATTTGCGTTTATATTGTTACAATGGAAACTGGTAGTGTATTGGAAAACATTGCCGCTATCAGTCCCACCGTGAATAACCTTATTGGAAACGTATTTGGCAATTTCGTTGACAACAATGAAAGTGGACAGTAACATTCACGCCTGTGTAATAGAGACAGAGGAAAAGGGTATAGGTGATACCGGTTTCCATGTATTTATTGCACAATGCGCACTAGTCTACAAAGGATTCCATTTAGGTTATTCTACGAATGAGTTACGCACACTCCACCTTGCCGGTGTTGACGGTATCTACGGTGTTAAGTGCGAAGAAGCAGTAAAACAATTTCAGCTAGCTAACAACCTTGAATCTACAGGTGTTGTTGATGGCGAAACGGCATACCTATTATTTTCTGAGGGGTGAGTAAATGGCTTGGGCGGCTGTATGGACCAATAGTCTAAATGCGCTTACAGAAGCGCAAAAGGAGAACAACGTTAATATCATTTACGCGTTCTTCAAAAATCTAGGTTGGTACGATATGCCTATTGCGGCTATGCTAGGCAATATGGAACTTGAGGGGCAAATGAATCCTGCACAGTGGCAGAATGGCTTTGCTATTGAAGCTAGCAACGCAGGTTTCGGGCTTTCTCAGTGGACACCTTGGACTAAACTGGCTAACTATTTGGGCGATAATTGGAGAACCGATTATGATGGACAGCTACACCGCATAGAGTGGGAAGCTGAGCCAGCAAATCAGGGACAACAGTGGGTCCCGCTTTCCAGTTATGAGAATTATACATTTCAACAGTTTGCACACGATACCACTCATACATTAGAATGGCTAGTGGCGTGTTATGAATATTCATATGAACGCGGTACGCCAATGATTGAAACCCGTGTACAGTATGCCGAAAGATGGTTAGAGTACATACAAGGAGGCCCACCGACTCCACCTACACCACCAACACCTACCACCAGACGAAAAATGCCCGTTTGGATGATGCTTAAACCTAACAGAATTTATAGGAGATAACACAATGCCAATTTTTGACTCAAGAGAAGCACTACAGACCAGACTTTCCGCCATCATTGGCGACAGAGCTGATGATGAAGCTTTGAGCTTTATCGGCGATACTCTGGAAACTTACGACCACCTTTTTGGACGTGCATCTTCCACTTTCACACAGGAAGATATTGATAACGCTGTAAATGAACGCGATACCGAGTGGCGTAAGCGTTACAAAGAAGCGTTTTTCAGTGGCACAGGCCCCTCGCCTGAGCCTCCACCGGCCCCTAACCCCGACAGAGGGCCCAATAAGAACATCAAAATTTCCGACTTGTTCGGTTAAGAAAAGGAGTGTAAAATTATGCCTCATATTCCCACCAATTCTGCGCTGACTGCTAATAGTGTTGGTATTATCAACGCTATCCGCAACGAGGCAAGCGCAGAGTATTACAATGCGGTTCCTGCCGCAAACGAAACCACCGAAAGCATCCGCATGGTTGGTGAAGCAATCTGTGCTTTTCAGCCTAGAATGAACGAGTTTATCAACGCTCTGGTAAACCGTATCGGCCGCGTGGTTATCACTTCCAGACTGTACCAGAATCCTTGGGCCTTTGCAAAGAAGGGTATCCTCGACTTTGGTGAAACCATAGAGGAAATCTTCGTTGACCTTGCAAAAGCACACCCCTTCAAGCCTGAGCGCGAGGGCGCTGACGTTTGGAAACGCAACAAGCCTGACGTTTCTACCATGTTCCACAGCATGAACTCTCAGGTATTCTACCCTGTCACCATCAGCGAGGCACAGCTGAGACAGGCTTTCACTTCTATGGACGGCGTAACCAACCTGATTGCCCGTATCGTAGACTCCCTCTACAGTGCCGCAAACTATGACGAGTTCATTATGATGAAGTATATCATTGCTCGTCTGGCTCTCTCCGGTGCTCTCCCCGTTATCGGTGTAACCGGTATCGACACCGAAGCTGACACCAAGGCTACTCTCAAGCGTATGCGTGCTACCGCAAGCAAGATGGCTTACATGTCCACCGACTACACCATCGCAGGCGTTCGCAACTACGTTGACAAGGGCGACCTGTATGTCATTACCACCGCTGACTTCAACGCTACTGCCGACCTCGATGCTCTGGCATATGCCTTCAACATTGACCGCGCAGACTGGATGGGCCGTCATGTTGAGGTTGACCAGTTTGCTTTCAATGCAAGCGAACTCCAGAGACTTGCAGAGATTATGGCTGATGACCCCGGCTATATTCAGAATCCCATTTCCGAAGAGGACAACGAAGCCCTTGCAGGTATCCATGCTATCGCTATGGGTTCTAAGTTCTGGCAGGTATATGACGTTCACATTCAGTTCACTGAAATCTTCAATCCTGCAACTCTGGAATGGCAGGAGTTCCTGCATCAGTGGAAGATTTACAGCGCAAGCCCCTTCGAGAACGTTGCAATGTTCATTACCGGCACTCCCGGTGTCACTGGTGTGTCTGTTGCAGGTGCAGAAGATGTTGAGGCAGGTAACACCTACGCTTACACCGCAGTCGTCTCTGCTAACGACTTCGCAAATAAGGGTGTAGTTTGGAAGATTGCCGCCACCAACGGCACTGGCAATGTTACCATTGACCAGATGGGCCGCGTGTACATCCCTGAGGATGCTATCGGCGGTTGGGTAGTCAGCGCCGCAAGCGTTGCAGACCCCTCTAAGGTTGGCCAGATTCAGATTACCATCGCATGATTTATTAATAGGTGGGTGTAACTCACCCACCTATTTTTATAGGAGTGATTCATATGTATATTGAACCTAGTACGATAGTAGAATTATTCCCGGCTGTTCCTCTTGAGCCTAGCTATATACACACTTTATACTGGGATTCGCTTATAGACCAGAATAGTTACTTTGGAAACTATACAGGTAAAAGAGTTTTCACCCAGTTCACATACCAGAGAGACAAGCGTGGCTATCTAAGACTCCCGTTAACCATGGGCCAGTCATACGGTGTCTATAATTACATGAGGTTTAAGAACTCCGCGTTTGAAAATAAGTGGTTTTATGCTTTCATTACATCTATAGAATATGTAAGCAATGACGTGTTACAGATTACTTACTCCATAGATGTTATACAGACATGGTATTTTAATCTTGACGGGACTAAGGGTTTCACCGTCAACACCTGTTTTGTAGAACGTGAACACTCTAAAACCGATGAAATAGGCGAACACCTTATTGACGAGGGTTTAGAAACCGGTGATATTATAAATGTAGCTACAGAATGGATTGGCGAAGCACAGTTCAAAAACTACGCCTACGCAATTTTAGCTACACAGGGGCCTAACGGTGAAAAACGTGATGGCGTATTGTGGGGTATATACTCAGGTATTTATTATCAGACATACACTACACTGACTGAGCTTACTACGGCATTGCAAAGTTATGAAACAGGCCCGTCAGGTTCTCTTGAAGCCATCATAGCTATATTGCAATTTCCTAACTTCTTCGTTCCCGGTCTTGATGAAAGTGGCATACCGGAGCTTTTATATACTCTTCAAAACTTGGTCTGGAGAGGGCCTTTTGGTGATTACACCCCCAAAAATAATAAGCTGTATACATACCCTTATAGCTTCATGTCTTTTACTTCACCGGATGGCCAGTCAAACACCTTGAAATATGAAGATTTTACCCTTGGCCCTACTAACATGCAGTTCACATGTACAGGCGTACCATACCCGACAGCTAATGCACTCATTAGACCACGTTGGTACGCGGGCATGGTTGATAACATTAATTACGCACTTACGATGAACAAATTTCCTACGTGTGCTACAACATCGGATGCGTTTTTAGCGTGGTGGGCACAGAATAAAAATTCTATTATTACAGGTGCAATAGTCAACACTGTTAATGCAGGTTCAGACTTGCTTGACAATATTCCTATGTTCACAGGTAGTAATGCGTATCAAGGTGCTGGTAATACTTTGTCAACGTTTATAGGCGGTGTTGCCAGTAAAAACCCCTCGGCTAATCTTATGAGTATGATACCGGGTGCAGTTGATGTGCTATCTACAGCGGCAGGCGAAATCGGAAAAATTCTCGCCTCACGTAAGGACCATAAAGCCATACCTGATAGTATAATCGGTAATGCTAACTGTGATAATGTGTTTACTGGTATAGGTAAATACTGCTGTTATGTCACCTATAACCAAGTTAGACCCGAATACGCAGAAGCTATCGACAATTATTTTAGCATGTATGGCTATGCTTGTAGAAAAGTAAAAGCGCCTACCTATAATGCTAGACCTCATTGGAACTATGTTAAAACTAAGGGCGCTACAATATCGGGTAATGTGCCTGCTGACGATGAACACAAAATTTGTTCTATTTTTAATAACGGTATCACATTCTGGAAAAGTCCGTCTGAGGTTGGCAACTACAGCCTCGATAATTCCCCTGTATGAGAGGTATTTTAAGTGGCAAATAACAACACAAAATTTGAATTAAGTGCGTGGATGAATGCGCGCACCTACGCCTATTATCTTGATAGGCTTACTAATATAGGGTCTAGTGTGTTTGAGTGGAAGAATTTGCCCGAAACAGTTGACCCTAGATTCCTTGAAATGACCATATTCAATCAGGGTATGTGTCTTTTCTTCGAGGACCCTGTTCTTGGTTTCCTCACTCTCCCTTGCACCATTGACGGCAAGCTTAACGTCTATAATATCCCCACTAAGCGCAGAGCCTACGCCAACAGCGGTTACAATGCTATTCGCTCTGAAAAAGACAGCGTAATTATCTTTCATAACTACACTCACAATGTTCCTATATGGGATGTTGAAATGTTTGCAAGACGGCTTTCAGAAATGCAGAGAATCATGGATGTAAATATTTACGCTCAGAAAACCCCTGTAATGGTCAAAGTGCCTGAAAACCTTAGACTGACTTATCAGAACATTATGTTGCAGTATGATGGTAACACACCTCTCATTATAGGTGAGAAGAACCTTAATGCTGATGCGATTGGTGTATTTAACACCGAAGCGCCTTTTGTAGCTGATAAGATAAATCAGTTGCGTATGGAAGTCTGGAACGATGCTATGACCTATTTCGGTGTAAGCAACGTAAACGTCACTAAGCGTGAACGTCTTATTCAGGACGAGGTTATGCGTAATATGGGTGGTACTCTTGCCTCTCGTAATTCGCCTCTTGACATGCGACAGTTGGCCGCTAAACAGATTAACAGCATGTTTGGTCTTAATGTCGAGGTTGATTACCGTGAAGATATTATGGCTTATCAGACTGCTATTCTCAATGACACCATGCAGGAGCAGGAGGAACAGATAAATGAGTAAGTATACAACTCAGGTACGTTTCATATGTGAGCAGATGGCAGGTCTTGATACAAGCACTGGGTTTAATGATGTGTCCGAAGTGATTGATGCGGCTATACCCAAAATTTTTGACTTCGACTGGCCCATCTACGATGAAACGCACAGGCAGGAGCTTGAACGCAAGTTCTTAATGCACTATTACACACGCGAGATTGGGTTTGAAACGTACGGTCTTTGGAAACTCAAGCTTAATACTAAGCTGAATGAGATTATGCCGTACTATAACGAACTCTACGCAAGTGTGCAGTACCTTAAAAATCCCTTGGATGATGTTGATTATAAGCGCATAATTGACGGTACTGAGAACATGCGAAGGGATGAGGACACTGAGTCTACTCAGGATATTGAAAGCAATAGCAATAGCCTGCTGTATCACACTTATAGTGACACGCCTCAGGGTGCGCTTAATGGTGTGAGGAATGACACTTATCTGACTAACGCAAGTAAGGACGACAGCACTAATACGGGAACTAGCAACACCGCAGGAACCTTCAACACTGACGAAACTAGAGACACTACAAGGAATACTGTCGAGACGGTTAAGGGTAAGATGTTCGGTGCAAGTAAGGCCAAGATGGTTATGGAATACCGAAAAGCTATCCTTAACATTGATATGCAGATTATAGACGAGTTGGGCGACTTGTTTATGATGATATTCTAATGAAAAAGGAGACTGTTTTATATGTGGAATAACATGAAGCACTT